GTTGGAACCACAGAAAGATTTTACTGTGTTAAAATGTGACGTCCGCGTAAACTTGTGCGCGTGTGTGGGGCCATTTAAACCCTACAACGATATTTTGTGTGTCAGCGTGTGTAATATTGCTCTTGAGAGCTCTTTTCCTGTATTACAACAAGCTTCTTCAGGACACGGTGGAGTGGAACTGAAACAAGAGTGGGAAACAGGTCCCGACATTTTCTTCCAGAGAGCTCAAGGCCCCAATTAAGGGACGCCCGAACTCTTTGCTTAATAGTGTCGGTACTGATTCTCACCCCATCCAAGTGGTGATCAAGCCACTTGTCGGTTATCACTGAAGCCTGAACCGCAGAGTCGATAGTTTCGTTGAAGAACGGTCCTGTATTAATGGAGAATTTGACTTCTCCATCCGCGTTAACCTGTAGTCTCGTACGAATGTCCTTATCGGTGTTTTGAACATAAGTTCTACCCTGATGTTTTAAAACTGTTCCCTTACGGAAAAGTTCCTCTGTATTAAAGGTAGATCGAACCTTACGTTCATTCTCTGCCGAAGGTAAAGAACCTTCCGCTCCGTAACCAGCCGGAGCGTGTTCAGGATCCAGCATGGATCTTACCGCCAATTTCCTCTGCATGTATGTCGTCGTACCCTCAGGTAGACCTGTACTGTCAAGGCCCATGCCCCCAAACTGAATCGGAATAAACCAATTCAGTCCTGTATAGGGAGTCATGAGAGTCGATGCGCCAATGATGTGGAACCAATTCTTGTTAAAGATTGGCCAGTCACTTGGCTTCACCGACAACCTTAAATCTTGTTGTACTGCAGTGAGGACCCTTCGCATGTCTGCGGACAGAACGTCCAAACCTGTTTCCCACTTGATCTCGTTACGCATCCGGACGAAATCAGGGAGGAAACCACCCCACCAGGGTCGTGTGACACGACCCTCGGGACCGTACAGCTCCGAATTGACCGTAAAGAAGGAATCAGAATAATAATTCTTTCCGACGGACAGTTTGAAGCCTAGGTGTGGGAGGTTTGAGCGCCAAGCAGAGTAGAGTTCAGGTTCAGCCTTGAAAAGGATATCATCACCGTTAATCAAAACGGGAAATGAATCAATTTCTTGGCGGGTAAAGTACCCGCGTCGTAGACCTGTCTCTAAAACTGCTTGTGTGCGAAGGTGTGTATTGTTTGTTGTAATAAGGTCTTTATGAGCTACAAGCCAAGAAGCCAAATTAATAATACACAAAATGGGGAAAGACAGGATGTTGCCCATTAGTTGTCCGTTTTTCTGTCTGTAGCCCTCGGGTAAACTGTCAATCAATTGAACGTAAAGTTCAATTGGTATCTTGTTCTTGAATGGGGCCAGAGCGTCCGAATAACTAACTCTCGCATCGAGAAGGGACTCGCGGAGCCTGCGTCTAAGCTCGGCGGGTAGTGCCATGTGTCTGGTGAGTTCGTCAAAGACCACCTTTGTTGCTTCAATGTTTACTCTGTCGGTTGCGGCAGAGTAATCTCCAGAAACAAAGGGGGTACCGTCGAAATCAAAACGTTCAATGCATTCTGCGACTTTCCTCCCTCCAATTAACTCGAAGGGGGAAAGCGACTTTAAAGCTGTGTGCCATGACTGTTGGAACGGGGAGCCAGCAGCTGTGGCTGGTCCGTCTGAAACTGTAATAGTCCTAACTTTAAAGGGCTCTTGTAATGCAATAACGCTCGCAATAGGATCATAATCCCAATCACTCCAATCGAATTGATAGGGGGTCTGATATATTGCGAGGACTTTGTCCTTCTGTCTACCTGTCTTATGCTGGATGTGGTGCATGGAGGTGAGTTCCTCAGACTCACGTCCTTCAAGTCTGTTCCACTGAGCTGCTCGTGTGCCCTGTGTCGTCTTGAATTTCTTCGTGAGTGAGTCGTACTCCCTTACCCAACCAGAAGAACTCGAAAGTTTTGGTCTGGGTAATGTTTCCATGGTATCGCCTGGCTGTTGTTTTAAAAGCTGAACAACAGTCTGGGCCACCACCTTGAGGATCCTCCAGTGGAGAAGAGGGAGTGGGGGAGGCTGGGAGTTGAGTAAGGAAGCATGATCTTTCAAAGAGTCAAGTATTTTTGGCGCCCACATGGGCGGCATCATTGCTTTGATTCCAAGAAAAGACCACGCAAGTCCCTTAGCTCTCAGTGTAGCCTTTCCACTCTTCTGTCTCTCACCGAGGCGTGCGTTCAAGGAAGCACGAACCTTGGCCGAAGCCGTTTTCCAAGGGAACAACGAAGAAATCGCTGTTACTCCACCTGGCAGCCAATCCGGTCGCGGTGGAAGCTCTCTGTATATAGTCTGTTTGTTATCAACCTTGTCAATAACTCCAGCCATCTTGGCGAGAGGTTCCGCTGTCGCCCACTTTGCTAACGGGATAAAAAGTCCCGCCAACCAAAGTAGGCGCCAGTAAGAGAGCACGAGTGATGGATTTGTGTGCTCATACGTAAGCCGGTGTCCTTCAAGGAAAACCTTGAAGGTCCGGAAAGACGTAAGAGCATCTTTACACGAAAGATCCAACGCCCACTTCTCAGTTTCCGTTCCGAGGGAACGATAACGGAGAAGTTGCTCAATTGCAACATTGGCGACCACCCCTACCACGGCAGGGGAGTCCGCTAAGCAAGGGGATAGCGACGGTATAGTACCGTCGACTAGCCCAAACATAGCTCGTAGGTTGACCTTTTGGTCAACTTTCGAGGGAACTTTCGGATTACACATGGTGTTTTG